ATGGCAGAAAGAAGAACAGAAAGACAAGTCCCCGATCCGGCACAGATAGCGGTGGATCAAAGCGGCTTGGAATTGGGAAGTCCTAATGAAGAACAAGTGGTATCCGCTTTTTTGGATGCCGTAGAACCCGAAAACGTGGAGATGCAGGAAGACGGCAGTGCCCTGATTGGCGAAGCCACTGCTGCTCCTATAGACAGCAGCTTCACTGCTAACTTAGTGGAATTAATTTCCGACAATGAAGCCCAGCGTATTTACAATGATTTATACGGAGCCGTGGAAAGAGACAAGAGTACGCGCGGTGAATGGGAAAAAACTTACGTGGACGGACTCAAATATCTTGGGATGCAATTTGATGACGAAAGATCAGAACCGTTTGTGGGTGCCAGTGGCGTAGTTCATCCCCTGCTGGGAGAAGCCGTTACTCAGTTCCAAGCGCAAGCGTATAAAGAATTATTACCTTCCAACGGTCCGGTTAAGACTCAAGTCATAGGGGCTTACGATTCCGTCATAGAAGAACAGGCACAGCGAGTACGTGAGTACATGAATTATGAAATCTTGCACGTCATGAAAGAGTACGATCCCGACTTGGATCAATTATTATTTTACTTACCCTTATCCGGCAGTGCCTTCAAGAAAGTTTATTACGATCAAACCATGGGGCGTGCGGTCGCACAATTTATTCCGGCTGAAGATTTAATCGTGCCTTATGAAGCCACTGATCTGGAAAGCTGTATCCGCGTTACCCATCGCGTCAAAATGCCACTCAATGAAATTCGCAAGTTGCAAGCCAGTGGTTTTTATTCCGCCGTTAAAGTAGAAGGCGGTGACGTCTTTGACACTTCACAAATTAAAGAAGAAATAGATAAATTACAAGGGGTTGAGCCTAACGATTACGGCAGTGGTGATGACGATATAGTCACCCTGTATGAAATCCACACCAACTTGGACATTGAGGGTTTTGAAGACATCAGCGATACCGGTGAAACCACGGGAATTAAATTACCTTACATTGTAACCCTCGATCTGAATTCCAATAATTTACTTTCCATTCGTCGTAATTGGAACAACACCGATCCCCTTAAAAACAAGATTGAATATTTTGTGCATTACAAATTCTTGCCCGGCTTAGGGTTCTATGGATTTGGCTTAACGCACATGATAGGTGGCTTATCCAAAGCTTCCACTTCGATCCTGCGTCAATTGATTGATGCGGGTACTTTGGCTAATTTACCGGCGGGCTTCAAGACTAGAGGCATCCGTATCCGCGATGAAGCGGAACCCATCCAACCCGGTGAATTCCGTGATGTAGATGCACCCGGCAGTAGCTTGCGCGATGCTTTAATGCCCTTACCATTTAAGGAACCGTCGCAAACTCTATTGTCATTGATGGGCATATTGGTAGAGAGCGGTAAACGCTTTGCTTCCATAGCCGATCTCAATGTAGGAGACGGCAATCAAGCCGCTCCGGTAGGCACTACGGTAGCACTTCTCGAGCGTGGCACTAAAGTCATGAGCGCTATCCATAAGCGTCTACATTACGCGCAAAAAATAGAATTTAATTTACTGGCAAAAATATTTGCCCAGTATTTACCGCCTGAGTATCCCTACGCCACCAGTGGCGGACAGCAAATGATCAAGCAAGCGGATTTTGATGACCGTGTGGACATCATCCCCGTTTCCAATCCGGATATTTTCTCTACCAGTCAGCGTATTATGATGGCACAGGAAATGTTGACAATGGTTAAGAGCGATCCGCAGGTACATGGAGTTGGCGGTACTTATGAAGCTTATCGTCGTATGTACGCAGCCTTGGGCGTAGATAACATAGAACAATTATTAGAACCGCCCCCAGATGACACTCCTCGTCCCGTAGAAGCTTGTGCTGAAAATGCCGCATTGGTGTCTGGGCAACCAGCACAAGCATTTCCACAACAGAATCACGATGCGCACGTTGATACGCACCGATTGTTACTGGAAGATACGGTAGCGCAAACCAACGTGGCTATTCAGGCTACGGTGCAAGCACATATCTTTGGACATTTGCAAATGAAAGCCAATAAGATGGCAGAGGAACAGATGCCACCGGAAGTAAGTCAGCAATACCAACAAATACAACAGCAAGCACAGCAAGCGACTCCAGAGCAGGCAGCGCCATTACATCAACAGGCAGCGGATATTCTGGCGCAATTCTCAGCGCCTATTTGTGCGCAACTGGTTGCTGAATTTATGGCGACGTTAAATCCTGATGCGGACGAAGACCCACTCGTTAGAATACGTAAACAGGAATTGGCATTACGCGGTCAGGAATTGCAACAACGCGGACAGGAGTTCCAACAACGTGAAGAACGTGAGTGGGCAGAAATGGAGAAAGATATAGACATTGATGAGGACCGCTTGAACTTACAAGAAAAGATTGCTCTAATACGTGATGAAACGGCTCAGGATCGGTTAAAACAGACCGAGCGGTTCCATGAAGACGATATGAGAAAACAATAATGCCATGGCGATCGAAAGGACGAGAAGTGCAGAAAAAGAGCAGTGGCAAATGGAAGCATCATGCGTGGGCAAAAAGCGCAGCAAGTGCCAAGAGAATGGTTAAACTACTTTATTCAAAGGAGAAAAAATGAAAGGTAAAACTTTAAAATCAGGAAAGAAAGGACCCGCTTTTGGAGCAGGACCTACTATTGCCGAAGTGTCTGGAACCGTTGCTATTAGCAAGCAAAAGACGCCAAAAGTCACGCGCAATAAAATACCTTATGCCAATAAAGGCTTGGGTCCATTAGTGACTAAGAAATCTTTTAAAGCCAGTACAAAAGCTGACCCCGGTATGGGCAAAGGCAAAAGTCGTGGCGGAGGAGCAGCTTCTTACGGTACCAAGTTTGAAGGCATTTTTTAGTGGACCCCTTGTGGCTCGCGGATAAAGTTTATAAACTGATCCGTGAAAAGAGAGAACAGCTTGCTCAGATCATGATAGCGGGTAGTGTTAAGGACATGGAGCACTATCAAAATTTAAGAGGGCAAGTAGAAGTATTAGATTATTTTGAAAGTGAATTTCAAAATATAATTGGAAAAGCAACAGAGGATGTAGATGAGTAAAGTATTAGTTCCTAATCATATTGCCGAAACGCAGGAAGCAGAAATAAAAGAACAGCAAAAAGAAGAGTCTATAGTAGACAATGCTTACGTTAAAGAAGAAGAACGTTATTTAGACCCTACATTATTAGATAAAGATTTATTAGAAAGAATGCCAACCCCAGCCGGTTGGCGTATATTGGTTTTACCCTATGCAGGGAAGGGAGTTTCATCGGGTGGTATCCATCTCGTTCAAGAGACGGTATCTCGGGAAACTTTAGCAACAGTCGTTGCTTACGTTCTGAAAAAAGGACCTCTGTGCTATAACAATAGAGAGAAACATGGTGACAGCCATTGGTGTCAAGAGAAAGATTGGGTACTTATAGGACGTTATGCAGGCGCCCGCTTCAAATTAGAAGACGGTGCTGAAGTACGACTTATCAATGACGATGAAGTCATTGCAACTATTTTAGACCCATCTGACATCTTAGCTGTTTAAGTAAAATTAAATCAAACATGGAGAAAGACCATGCTACCAGAAGAAAATCTCGAAATGGAAGAAGGCGCTCAAGAAGTAGAATTTGAACCTATAGAGCAACCTGATTCTGAACCACAACTCAAAGTTGAATCTGTCGATGAAAGCCAACCGGCTCTTGAAGAGTCTGAAGCTTCTAGCGAAAAAGATTTAGAGCAGTACAGTACCAAAGTTCAAAAACGTATTGATAAGCTAACCAAACGGTTACGTGAATCTGAACGTAAAGAACAAGCGGCTACTGATTTTGCTCAAAATGTTTATACTCAGAATCAACAGTTACGTCAACGCAGTCAAACCGTAGATCAGGGCTTTTTAGCTGAATATGAAACTCGTTTGCAATCGCAATCCGAGCAAACTAAGAAAGCTTATGAAGACGCCTTTTCGGCGGGTGATCCAGAGCGTCTAGCTGAAACTCAAAAAGTAATGGCAAAGATCGCAGTGGAAGAAGAAAGATTGCGTATGAGCAAACAAGCACAGGAACAGCAGCAACAGCAACAACAATACGCACAATCTAACAGAATGCCACAGTCTCAAAATATAGGTAGGCAAACGCCACAACCTGATCCCAGAGCCGAAGATTGGGCAGAAAAAAACGATTGGTTCGGCGAAGACGAGCCTATGACTTTAACCGCTTTTTCTATTCATCGTAATTTAGTTGAGCAAGAAGGGTTTGACCCGAGCACAAACGAGTATTATGATGAGATAGATAAAAGAATTCGGACAGAATTCCCTCACAAGTTTTCACAAGCAAGTGAAGGAAATACGGAGACCACAGACAGTTCGATAGCCCAGACTGTCGCCCCGGTTTCAAGAGCGTCCGGAGGTGGGCGTAAAAATAGACGTGTTCGTCTAACCAAGTCGGAAGTTGATATGGCAAGAAGACTAAACGTACCGTTAGAAGAATACGCGAAATTCGTGCAGAGGTGACACATGTCAGAAGAAACACGCAAAGAATCTGAATCAAGAGAAGATGAAACGCGGGAGGAAGAGACCGCGCGTAAACCTTGGGCTCCCCCCCAAATGTTGGAAACTCCAGAACCGCCAGAAGGCTATCATTATAGATGGATTAGGGCGGAATACGTGGGACAAGAAGATCGAAAGAACGTAATGTCTCGTACCCGTGAAGGCTATGAATTAGTTAAATCGGATGAGATAGGTGATTTTGAGCTTCCTTCCATGGATGATGGAAAACATGCAGGTGTGGTAGCCGTTGGAGGTTTGTTACTTGCCAAGATTCCCATTGAGACCCGCGATGAAAGGAATGCTTATTTCACAGAACGCGCCGACAGCCAAATGAAGGCAGTTGACAATGATCTCATGAGGGAATCGCATCCAAGTATGCCGATCCTTAAACCGGAACGGCAGAGTAAAGTAACCTTTGGTGGAGGCTCCAAAAAGGGCTAACACCATTAATAGGAATGTAATATGGCAAATAAAGACAGAGCATTCGGGTTAAGACCCGTACGTAAACTGTCGGGTGATTATTACGCCGGTGGACAAAATAAATTCACGATTGCTTCTAGTTACAACACTGCTATCTATCAAGGTGATATAGTAGCTGCGGTAACAGCGGGCAATGTTGAAAGAATCGCAGCGGGTGGCTCAGGCTACGTGCTCGGTGTTTTTAACGGGTGTTTTTATACCGATCCTAATACATCTAAACCTACATGGAGCAACAAATATCCTGCCAGCACTGCTGCTAGTGATATTGCTGCTTTTGTGATAACTGACCCTAATATAATATGCGAAATTCAAGCAGACGCCGCGTTCCCAAGAGCGGATTTGTTTGGTAATTTTGATATTGTGGACAGTTCCCCCGTAGGAGACGCCTACTCCGGTAGAAGCGCTTTAGAGTTAGACGTGACCACTGGTGCAACCACCGCCACACTTCCCATAAAGGCTATTGAAATTTCACAAGACCCTGAAAACTCTGATGTTGGAAGCGCTAATACTAACGTTCTCGTTACTATTAACAATTCCTTGTTTTCAGCAGGAACCACAGGGTTAGCATAAGGAGTATAGGAAATGGCAGCAATTTCTAGAGCGCAATTAGCGAAAGAGCTTGAGCCGGGTCTTAACGCCTTATTTGGAATGGAATATGACCGTTACGAAAATGAAACCAAAGAAATTTACGACACGGAATCTTCGGATCGTGCGTTTGAAGAAGAGGTTCTCATTATCGGATTTGGGAATGCTCCAGTTAAGAACGAAGGTGACAGTGTTAATTATGATGATGCAAGTGAGGGCTATACTGCAAGGTATACGCACCAAACAATTGCATTAGCATTTGCACTAACAGAAGAAGCAGTTGAGGATAACCTCTATGACAGGCTTGGTTCACGTTATACGAAAGCGCTTGCGCGTTCGATGGCACATACCAAACAAGTTAAAGGAGCAGCTACTCTTAACAACGCTTTTTCGTCATCTTATACTGGTGGCGATGGCGTAAGTTTAATTAACAGTTCCCACCCTTTAGGTGGTAATGCTGGAACATTAAGCAATCGCCCAAGCACTTATACAGACTTAAATGAAACTTCACTTGAACAGGCAATGATTGACATTGCTGCGTTCACGGATGACAGAGGTATGATTATTGCGTTACAAGGCATGAAACTTGTAGTTCCGCCTAATTCGCAATTTATCGCTGACAGATTGTTAGAAACCCCTCTACGTCCCGCGACAGCAGACAATGACATCAATGCTATGCGTAACATGGGAATGCTTCCAAATGGATACGTAGTCAATCACTTTTTAACGGACACCGACGCGTGGTTTGTTAAAACTGACTGCCCAGATGGATTTAAGCATTTTGAACGTGCGCCTCTTACAACTGCATTAGAAGGTGATTTTGACACCGGCAACATGCGTTATAAGGCAAGAGAACGTTACAGCTTTGGCTACAGCAACTATCGTTGCGTGTATGGTAGCTCAGGTGCGTAAGCTTTAAGTTTATTAGGAACGCATGGTTATGACGTTTCTCACTCAATCATAACCAAAAAGGGAGTCTTTGGACTCCCTTTTTTTATGTGCTATCCTATCTTTTTTAAATAACGGAGAATGTTTTATGTGGAAAAAAATTGTAACATTTTTTAAATGGGCAGCAACTTATGAAAGTAACGACAACAGTAAAGAGAAAAAAGAAGATGATGCAGCAATTATCAGACGGGCTCGAGATAAAAAAGGACAATATCAAGGAGATGACGAATCTACCCCTGACGTTAACGAAGCATGGGAAGGTGGTAAAGCGCCTAAAAAACAAGTTCACCGCTCCAAGTATAAAAAGAATCTCTAAATGTACGAATATAAATGCAGTCCTATTAAAATTGTTGATGGGGATACTGTGGATATTCTCATTGACGTCGGTTTTTCTATTTTTTATAGCAGCCGTGTGCGTTTATACGGCATTGACACTCCTGAATCACGTACAAGAGATAAGATCGAAAAGAAATTTGGTTTATTAGCCAAAGAGTATTTAAAAGCTTTTATTAAAGAAGCCGGTAAAGATTTAGTTGTAAAAACTCATAAAGACGCTAAAGGAAAATACGGACGTATTTTGGGTGAGTTATATAAAAAAGATGAATCCAAGTCAGTGAATCAAATTATGATTGAAGAACATTACGGAGTAGCTTATACCGGACAAAATAAAAGAACTGTAGAGCAACAGCATTTAGAAAATAGAGAAAAGCTAAAACACTTAATAGATTAAAATGCCCACTTTGCTGCATCCGGGAACAAAGCAAAGAGTTTTATTTGTGCATGTACCTCGCACCGCCGGAAGATTTATTAATGAGAATCTTTTATTAAATGGAATTATCAGTGAGCAGGATAATATTTATGGAGAGATAGACGGCACCCAGATAGATCATTTTCATCAAGATTTATATGAAAAACACCTTAACGTTCAGGATATTCCTCAGTTTGGAGTATTTAGAGACCCGGTAGAAAGATTTTATTCCGCTTCTTCATTCTTGCTCCATGAATACGGAAATAAAATAGAAAAAGATTTAAAAAGTTACAAAAAATTTACCAAATTAATAAACACGCTTATTAATACACAAGCTAATAATTGGTTTAGACCGCAACATGAGTTTTTTTCGTCACACACAAAAAAGTGGAAATTTGAAGATGGGTTTGAAAAAGCTTTCTTTAGCTGGCTTAGTGATATTTTTGGTACAGAAATAATCAAAAAACAAAACAGTTTTGAGCCAAACTATTGGGATGGAAAAATAATAGAAAAAGAAGCTATAATTACGAACAACATTAAAAAGTTTTACAGGAGAGACTATGAGTGAAAGAGAAAGATTCTCTGGAGACATGGACAGAAATGAGGTGGAAATTGACCTCAATAAGTTCATGGACTTATTGCAGGAAAAATCCGCATTAAAAGACAGAATTAGGGAACTGGAAGATGAAGGAACCAAAAACCCTCATCAGAAATGGATATTCTTAGCCCAAGCCGTTGATAGCTGGAGGATATTCCCCAGAGCTTTTTTAACTGTTTATATCTTTTTACTGTATTACACGGTGATGTGGTTCATGGAATTGCCAGAGCCTAGCTTTGAACAGTCTGGTTTAATCTCTATAGTAGTAGGTGCAGGTGCTGCATGGTTTGGGCTTTACGCAGGAACGTCTGGTTCGAGTAAATCATTTAAAGGTGAAGAGAAGAAATGAAACAAAAGATAACCTTTATAGGAATCTTACTCT